CTGCACAATATGTCCATGATTTTAAACACAGAATTGGGTATTTGTATTTATATTCCCCTGAATGGGATGCTGAAGAATGGTGTGATTATAATTACAAAGTAATTCAAAATATAAGTAGTAATGGCTATACTGGAAATGCAGATGATATATTGACTATCGTTGTCACAAATTGGAATAATGAAGAGCCATTCTTTGTTGGTAAGCCAAGTGAATTACTGAAGTTTATTGAGGAATATAAAGAGAACGAATATGAATAAAAAATTCCTCTTGACAGGTGATAATTAAATTATTAGAATATAGATAGACGTTGAGAGATAACTAACTTGTCTCTAACGTACTATATAGAAAGGAAGTTATTAATATGGAATTGATTCAGTGCAAACACTGTGATCATTCCTTTTCATTACAAGATAAGGGGGTAGAGACATGGTGGAACGATAGCGGTTCATGCAGTACTAAATTATGTATGTGCCCAAAATGTAAACGAATAAAAATAATTAAATATGAAATTTATTGGACAGAAGATATTAACAATGATGAAAGATTATTTTATTAAAGGAGATGATATTATGCCATGTAACGAAAAACCTATGGAGATTTCAGGAATGTATATAATGAATATGGATACGGGAAACGTAATTGCTGATTGGTCTAATTGTATTGGATCACTTACTTGTCAGCCAGTTTTTCATACAGTTCATAAAGTACCAGAAATTGTTGATGTAAAAACAATTAATGATAAAGTGGTTATTGTTACATTTATTGATGGAACTCAGACTAAAGCTGTTTGTGATAAAGATGATACATTCAATCTGGAAGTTGGAATTGGAATTTGCATTACTAAACGCCTAATGAGTAATGACGAGCAAACTGGTAATTCAATGTTTAATAAAACAATTAGAAATGCTCTTAAAGTAATGAAACGGAATGAGCAGATTGAAAAAATTCGTAAAGAGTTTGAAGAAGAAGAAAAACGGATCGAAACAAAGATTCAACGTAAGAAAGAAAAGCGTGCAGAAAAGCGCAGACAGAAAAAAATTCAGATGATGGCTGATGCAATCCTGCTTGCTGATAAAATTAAGAACGAAAATAATAATTAATTAAAAGGAGAAAAGAATTATGGCAGAAACAAAGACAAATTTGAGACAGGCAAACACAAAAGCAACAGCAGTAGGACTTTTGACAGATAAAAAGATGGAAATTAAAACAGACCCTAAAACAGGTGAGAAGCATATTGAGGGTACTGTTACCGTAAAAACCAGTGATAAGAATTTTATTACATTTACAGTTTATTCAAAAGAGAAGAAAAATGACAAAACCGATAATAAGACATACGCAGGGCTTCTCACCGTGATGAATGAATTCCAATCTGTAGCTGAAGTAGGAGACGAAAATGCAGATTATATTCGTGTTAATGGTCAGCTGAATCCTTATAGAAAAAATGGAAGCGAATTTATCGGTTATCGTGGTAGTTTCTTTAACAGAATTCGTAATATAGAAAATCTGGAAACAGACGCTTCATTTGAAGTTGAAATGTTTATCCAGAGCATCGTTCCTGAAATGGGTAAAGATGCAGATGGTGAGATGAGCGAGACTGGTCGGCTGAAAATTACAGGTTGGGTGCCGACATATAATGGAATTGAACCTGTTGATCTGATTGTTCCTGAAGATTTGGCTGATGCCTGTGAAAATACTTATGAACCCGGACAGACTGTAGAGTTCTATGGTGATATTATTAATAACAGCATCGAAGAAATTATTGAAAAGCCCGTAGCATTTGGCAAGCCTAAAAAGGAAGTTCGCAGAACATATATTAATGAGTTGGTTGTTACTGGCGGTTCTGAGCCTTATGACGGTGATGAAGAGACAGATAAGGATCATGTTCCTTATGATAGAGGTGCAATTGAGGGTGCAATTGCTGAAAGAAATACTGCAATTGAGGAAGCTAAGAATAAGGCTAAGAGTGGTAATACTGGTGGCATTGGTAGGGGCACTGTTCCTAGTGGAAAGGCACATGGACGTACACTGAAACTGGATATGTAAGATAAAATTAAATATAATAATAAAACGATTTAATTTTGTCCCCGATAATACATATTATTGGGGACAAACAATGATAAAGAATAAGGAGAAATAATTTATGGCTGTAACAGTAGATATTTTTAATCCACAAAAAACCGTAATTGCAAAAGGACTTGCAGGAAAATCTGCTCTTATTTTCGGATCAAACTCAACGGGAAAAACGGCACAAGCGGTTCGTATGCCCAAGCCTTTTGTAATTGCAACAGAAAGTGGTCTTAATGCGACAAGTGGCGTTAGCTATATTCGTGTTAATGCATGGGCTGACTTAAAGAAAATTGTAAAACAGCTTACATCAAAAGCTACTAAAGATAAGGCTCGTGAACTTTACGATACAATTATTATTGACGAACTTTATGCGGCGGCTCTTCTTTGTCAGGAATATATTCAGACGGTTATTGGTAAAGGTGCTCTTACACTGGGAGATACCATTGATGGTGGAAAAATTAATCTTTATCAGGCATACGAGAAGGAATTTTTCAAGACCGTAAACACTCTTCTTTCTTGTGATTATACAGTAATCTTTATTGGGCACGCACAAGAAAAAGACGGCAAGATGTATCCTAAGGGCGATAAGCGTTCTGTTGATCCTGTCCGTGATTTTGTGGATTATGTTATTTATGTTGAAAGCAATGGTGTAGACGAAGATGGTAAGGTAATTCCTTCGTCTGCATATCTTGCAGAAACTGACAGGTATTTTGCTCGTTCAAGATTTGATACAACGCCTACTTATCTTCCTGTATGGTCTGCTGAAGCATTCGAAGAAGCAGTAAATATTGGAATTGAAGGTATGGAGAAGAAGACTGGTGTCAAGGCTGTAACATATCAGGAGCAAAAAGAACAGAACACCACTGAAACATATGATTATGATGATACGATGGATGCTCTTCAAGAAGTAGGACAGAGATTTGCATCGGCGGGTAAGATGGAAGAACTTACGGAAATTGTTGAACAGACACTTGGTCGTGGTGGTAAGGTGTCTGAATGTTCTAAGTCTCAGATTCAAGCTATGGTGATTATCCTTGATGATCTTCGTGAACGTGCTGATGAATTAGGAATTTAAATAATCGCAATAGTAAATAATTAATATATACAGTCTCTCAAATGAATATCAACAATTCATTTGAGAGACATTTTTAACAGGTGAAAATTATATGACAAATAAAAAACAATTAACTTTTATAGATTTCTTTGCAGGATATGGTGGTGGACGGCAAGGTCTTGAACAAGCAGGTATGAAATGTATTGGTTTTTGTGAATATGATAAATACGCTGTAGCTAGTTATGTTTCAATGCATCTCATTACAGAAGAGCAAAGAGATTTTTTAAATACTCTTACAAAAAAACAAAGACAAAAAGAGATTCTAAAGGAGGAATATAAAAATGGAGAATGGTATTGGAACGATGTCACAACCCTTAAAGGAAATGAAGTCCCAAAAGCAGATGCATGGATTTTTGGAGCGCCCTGTCAAAGTTTCAGTGTCGCAGGAAAAAGAAAAGGTCTCAAAGGAGAGTCTGGACTTATTCTTGAAATCCTTCGAGTCCTCGAAGAAACAGAAGAAAATAGACCCGACTGGATTATCTACGAAAATGTTAAGGGAATGTTTAGCAGTAACAGAGGATTTGACTACCTTGCCATTCTCCTTAAAATGGAATCACTTGGGTATGATATCCAATGGCAACTTTTTAACAGCGCCAACTATGTCCCTCAGAACCGTGAAAGAGTTTACACTATCGGACATCTTAGAAAATCTGGAGGATATTCCTCAAAAGTACTTTCTTTCGAAGGATCAAACAGAGAAGATTGTGTTCACGGAATCGACATTTTAGGTCATAGACAAAATTATAGAAGAAATCTTCAAATTTTTAGTCCCGATGGGATTACAGAATCACTTGATACTGCCGGGGGTGGTGGACGTGGTCATCATACCATCGAAGTGATTAAAAAAATGGATTTGAGACATGAATGTAATGGCA